TATTCATTGATCGTATCAATCGGAAGAATAACCTGTGGTATGCAGAGAAGATTGCAGCTACAAACCCATGCGGTGAGCAACCATTACCACCTAACGGTGCGTGTCTACTTGGTTCGTTTAACTTAGCGAAGTACATAGTAGAGTACGATGGTAAGTACACATTCAACATGAACCAATTACGGAATGATATTCCACACGTTGTTCGTGCTATGGATAATGTAGTTGATCGTGCAGTGTATCCACTAAAAGAACAGGAGCAAGAAGCTAAGAGTAAACGTCGGATGGGCCTTGGTGTTACTGGTGTAGCAAATGCTATCGAAGCACTAGGGTTTGAGTATGGTAGTGAGCGATTCCTACAGACCCTCGAAGAAATTATGGGGGTAATTAGGAATGTCGCTTATCGTACTTCTGTTGAACTGGCTATTGAGAAAGGACCGTTTCCTCTCTTCACTCAAGCATATCTTGAATCTGACTTTGCTAAGTCTTTGCCTAGTGATATACGCAATCTTATTAGTGATCACGGTATTCGTAACAGTCATCTACTTTCTGTTGCTCCGACAGGAACTATCAGCCTGTCAGCCGACAACGTATCCTCTGGAATCGAGCCTGTCTTCTCCCATTACTACGACAGAACTATCCAAACCTTCAATGGACCAAGGACAGAACGAGTAGAGGACTATGGCTATCGTGTGTTTGGAGTAAAGGGTAAGACTGCAGACGAGCTATCAGTGTTTGATCATGTTAAAGTATTGAATGTAGCATCACGTTTCGTAGACTCAGCTTGTTCTAAAACATGTAACGTAGGATCTGATGTATCTTGGGAAGACTTTAAACAAGTATACATGGATGCGTATGATGGGGGTGCTTCTGGCTGTACTACATTCCGTTCTGCAGGTAAACGATACGGCATCCTTAACGCAGCAACATCAGAGGATGTAGCAGAGGAGCCTGTAGTAGAGGAAACACAAGACTACATTGAAGAAGGTGGTGCTTGCTACTTCGATCCTGCTACTGGTTTACGTCAGTGTGAGTAGGAACCGTAAACAGTTAGGTGATGTACCTACACCCTGCATAAAACTCTGTCGTTTAGAGGACGGGTACTGTGTAGGGTGTAAGCGTACACCTGAAGAGATACGAGATTGGATGATCATGTCTACGTATGAACAGATCATGCTAATCCATGAACTGAAATGGAGACAAGAGAATGGCTAACAGTGGTATACCTTGGATAGATTTTATATTCGATCAGTGTGTTCTGTTCCTGTTATGGGCAGCAGATAAACTAGGAATAACATATGAAGAAATAAACGTATGGTTATTCTGTATCATATGGCCTACTCTAACACTGTATCATATATCACGTATCAAGTATCTGAAGTGGAAAGCATATGGATCATTGTGAAGATTGTGGAAACTTTCTAGATGATCGTGGGTACTGTGGGGAATGCTATGTCTTTGAGTACCCTGATTTTACAGACGAGGAGTATAAGAAGATTAAGAAAGTAGATGTAGTAAACAACCCAATACACTACAATCACAGTGGCATTGAATGTATTGATGCAATAGAAGCTATGACAGAGAACATGTCAGGCAGTATAGCCCCTCATGCAGCTAACGTACTCAAGTACATGTGGCGTTGTGAATATAAGAATGGTTTAGAGGATATTGATAAAGCTATCTGGTATCTAAATCGACTACGACAGCAATGGATTAAGATACACAACTAAAAAATAAACCCCCAAGGAGAAATCCAAGGGGGTTTTTTATTATTGTTTAGATGCCCACATGTTATCAATCATGTTAGGGTACTTGCGTCCAGCTTTCTTAGCTCTAGTCTTGGCCTTGCTTTTCTGTGCTGTAGTAAGAGGCTTGGACTTTCCTAGTTTCTTGGGACGCTTTTTTTCCCATACTTCCTTCGCCATTATTTCTTACCTTTCTTTTTCTTGTACCCTGATGCGTATGCTGCCTTAGCTTGTCGTTCAGCTTGAGCACGTGTTGGATAGACCTTACCAGATTTACCCCATTGGTAACCACCTTTGACTTTTCGTATTGGCATTACACAGATTCTCCTACTTTAAAACAAGCTGACCTTGCGTATACACCTCTAGCTATAATACTATTTGCCATTGCAGTAGCATCTTCATAACACTTCTCTTCGCTTACGTGAAGATTGTTAACGTTCGCCATAAGATAACAAGAGTCAACAGATGGTGTTACGCAATAGAATACAAGAGCTAACCACATATCACCACTTCACTTTCGCAGCCCAGTATGCTGCACTCATTTTTCCCTTTTTAATGTTACTAGCATGTCTAGCACGAAACGCTTTATTTCTTGCGCTACCTTTAGGACTGCCTTTAACACCTTTCTGACCGAATCGGATAATCTTTTCTTTACCATTTGCACATGCCTTTACTACATGAGATTTAGTCGGATGATCTGGTGTAGTCTTAGGACTATTACACTTCATCTTCGCTTTGTTTAGTCTTGCTGCCATCGCTCTTTCCTCTTAGTACTGCTATCAGAGTAAGTAAACCACGTCCCATTTCTTGTGGACTAGGAGCTAACCAACCTAGCACTAGAAGGATCAGTACCCACGGCGGTATCTCATTAATGTTAATGTTCTCTACACTATCTGTGTTTACTTTGTTTGTGTCGTTACTTTGTTTCAGGTCACCTGTTATGGACTCTACTACCACTTCTTGCTCAGAGTTATTTGTAGTACCAATGGTTTGAGAGTTAGTCTTTCCTGCTTGTACATTGGCTGCGACATTCGGTCCACCCCCACCTCCCAAGAGAAAGGATGGTATCTGACTACAACTACTTGTCAGGGTTATTAGTAGTATGGTTAACAGTATGTGTGTTTTTACCATTGACATATATCCCGAAGAAACCTGCACCTGCCCCTACAATAACAGATACGAAACCAGCCTGTGCATTAGTAGGATCTGGCAAGTCCATGAACCAAGTAGTCGTCTTATAGAACGCAAGACCATACAATGTTATAATCATACGAGGCCATATACGCCACTTGTCTAACCATTCAGGTGTGAATTTCATGTAGCCTCTCCTACTATTTAGTCATAAACCATGCAAACAATATTAGACCACCAGCACCTGCTAATAAAAGTACGCCTGATATAATCCAAGTGATGATAGCTTCTTGGATCTCAGCCTTACGGTACTCGTGATCCCTCTTTTGTTTACGGATCTTAGCCTCAGTGCGTACTAATTCATCCCAAGCTGCAGGACCATATACAAAACTTATATGATCTCGCAACTCTTTTCGCATAGCTTCTGCTTTACGCTTTGCATTCCAAACCTCAAGAGCTTCTGCTTCTACAGATCCACCAAGAGATTTCCACCACGGCGGGTTATTTGCTTTCTTCTCAGCCTGACCTAAGTCAGACATTGCACTAGCCCATTGGGACAGTTGACCGTGCATATCTTGTAACTCACGGCCAACCTGTATGCCCTTCTTGATTGCGTTGAAGGCGACTGTCGCACCAGAAATTATTGTTACTGGGTCCATAACCTTCTCCTAAGAATGTTTATTTATTATTGGAAACAAACTCGTATAGTTTCTCTGCTTGTTTCTTTAACTCTTCTGGTGTATACATCTTTGGAATGTAACGTTCCCAAGCTTCTAGAGCTAACTCAGTATTCTCTTTAGATTGCTCCATCATAGTCTTAGCTACCTGAAGCTGCGTATCATATGCTTTATCTAACATCTCTTTAGCCATAGATAAAACATCTGTACGAATTTGATAAGGGTTTGATTTATTCTTTTCCATGTGTGTGTATCCTTGTGATTAGTATTCTGAAACAACTCGTTTAATATCTGCACGTCCTATGCCAATATCATTCAACTCTCTGTCTGTCATTTTATAAAGTTGATTCATTGCAATGCGACGATTAACTTCTTTCTGACGTGCTTCAATTAAAGATATAAAGAACTTCTTCATGTGTGTGTATCCTTGTGTGTTGTTATCTATCTCGCAGTGCATGTTCTATACTGTCGAGCTTCATAAAGATTGCTTTAATGGTTTCTTTCATTTCTTTCATCTCTCTGTCGTAAGAGATTCTAGAAGATTCTAGTTGAGATTTAAGTACGGCTATTTGTGTCTCATGCTCATTAGACTTAGAGAACAGATGCCACACAACGACTATGACAGGAGCTACAAGCCATTGCATTATAACGTCAATCATTTCGTACATGGCTTTAGTCTTCTACTTGGAAATGTGGAGCATCTATGAAAGGTCTACGACCAGCAGAACGACGTAAGTCTATGTATTCATTCATTAAATCTTCTGCTGTACCATCCCATTCATTAAGGGTCTTATGCCATGCAGCACCCCAAGTCAGTGTGACACCTAGTTCTTTAGCAGCCTTTAGCATAGCATCAGCTATCTCATCGTATAGGTTTAACTCCCAACGGATACCATCACAGTAGGCTGCAAGGTCTACGGCTTTGCCTTCAAGGTGCTTAGACTTCATAGTCTGTGATGCACCTTTAGCTACTAGAGCCTCTTGTTCTTTGATGGTACGTAGACCACAGATCACAGAGAAGTCCTGTTCAGATAGCTCAATAGCCCGTTCAACAACAGCAACTAATCGTGGATCAACACCCTGTAACTTCTCTTTACTTCGTTTACCTAAGACGTATCCCATATTAACCTCCTTGAATTAGTTGACCAGTTTCTGGATCATGTGTTCCACCGTATAGCGTATCCCAAGCTGCACCACGAGACTCATCATCTGGGCGTGGACCTACGTTACCGAGAGGATTTGCCATAGGACGTGGGCTTTCCTGAACAGTAGAAGCTGAATTAATAGCTTGTTCTGCAGTATCTATCACCTGTGCATTAGACATCTCACCAGTACGTGGGATCTCCTCACTGATAATACCTGAAGCATACGCTTCCCTTGCACGTTGTAGTGCCTCACGTGTTTCAGCTACAGTATGTTGTGCTTTATTTCCTGAACCAGCGTAGTAGCTCTTACCTGTATTCGGATCAGGTACTGATGCAAATTCTTTAGCGAACTCTAACATAGCGGTATTAATATCATCAGACTCGCCTTTGATGTATGCAGCTAGTTTAGGACGTTTAGTTCCTATTATCAAACCTAGCCCCATACGGTCCTGAACATCAGGCGTAAAGACTGTGTTGTCGTTAACACCTGCAGCTTTCATTGCAGCGTCCATTGCTTCAGGTGTAATCTGATACGCACCTACAGCAAACAAACGATTAGGGTTGTTAGGGTCTTTGATACGCTGATAGCCTTTAATCTCAGCTAGTGTCATCTTAGATAGAGGCTTACCCCCACGTACTGTATTGTTTGTAGAGCCTATGATGTTGTCACCTGATGTACCACGGTTACTAGATT